GTTACAGATTTCTGAACAGTTGCTTGTACATGTCCTGCGAACACATGTCCGCGGTGCATGTACACCTGAAAGCAGGGCAGGGGATTGCGTGCCGGTGTACATAGTAACATTTGCTAGTTATAAGAATGATACAAATGTACATCGCATGAGCATATAGTTCATGTACCTGTAAGGCTCTCTGTGCTATACTATAATTGTGCCATAAGGGTACATATCGCTATACCTCACACCGACACAGAAAGGGAGAATTTGAAATGAAAAATGGTTTATAACGGGTGATGACTTGTGCGGACTCATTGTTAATGCAGAAAGTTTTGACGAAGCGCTTGCACAGGCTCACAAGATTAACCCAGAGTATAGCACAGGGCAAGTTATTAGAGAGGTTGAAACATGCAATATACAAATGTGTTAGTCATTGCGTATGACGTGCTAAACCATGTTGAAATTTATCAAGGGCAACGCCTCGATGAAGCAGAAAAGGCGGTTGACAGATATTGCGATTTTATGGGGCTGCCTGATGATACATCTATTAGAACTGAGGTGATTATATGACAACTTTCACAGCACAGCGCACCGCGCTTGAACGTGCAATCAATGATCTGTTGTGCAGTTGTGGTGTCAATGAATCATGCGCAACATGTGACCATTTGCCCGTGTGCGCAATGGCACGCAGAACAAAGCACCTTATCAATGAGGATAAACGCAACGACTGTAATAATGATTTTGCCGTATGGGCAGACAACTATATAAAGGGGATGTTTGGCAATGACAATCAGTGACTTTTACCGGGTGTGTCTGTCAATGCAGCCTAAAACAAGTATCCGCGTATATGATAACGACCGTTGCATTTATAATGGTGAATATGGTGATCTGCCTTACGCACTTGCAAAACATGAGTTTGACACCTTGCTAGTCAATCCCGATATGAAGTGGAAATTTTATTTTAACTCTTGACACTTAACATATAAATATGATACTATGAAAGCGGGAAAAGATGCGCAAGCTATACGGACGGAATCCGGCGCAAGACCTTGTAGCGGGTCATGAGTCTTTTCCCGCTTTTTGTATATCCGTCCGTCTGAAAGTGAGGTGTAAACCATGGAAGAGATCAGCACTATCATCCAGCAGGTTGGTTTTCCGATTGCGGCTTTTTTGCTGATGTGGTGGCAGAGTAACACCACGATTAAGGAAAACACCGCTGCCATTGTAAAACTCTGCGAGCACATAGGCAAAACGGACGGTGATGTATAATGTATGTTGTTATGTATGCCGACATTACCAGCGCCCAAGCGTGGATTGTATACAGCAAATGCAAGCAACTTGGCATCGGTTATTATAGCGAATACACCGCCAATTATAACCAGAACGCTGCATGCGGCCCTATGACAGTAGGCGATAAAGACACGCTTGTCAAACTTATCAATGACCCCGCTAAAACAACTGTATTGAAAGAGGTGTAAACTATGACTATTGATGATATTATTGTCCTGTGCCGTGCAGGCTACACTAAAGACGATCTTGCAAAGCTTGTCACTCTTGACAACGCTGCACCCGCTGCACCCGCTGCACCTGCTGCACCCAATGCACCCGCTGCACCTGTAGAGGATGCGGGCGGTATTATTGCCGCAATTAACGCACTTGGCGCACAGATCAAAACCATGAACATTGCGGCGACTGAACAGCCGAAACCCCAGACGGCGGAAGATGTGCTTGCAAGCATTATCTTGCCGCCCAAACCCGCAACACAGAAATGAGGTGTAAACCATGAATGATATGACTATTTCGCAGGCCGCGTCCATCCTTGGCGAGGCCGTTGAACAGGCAACCGGGCAGAAAGTGATTACCAATATTGCAACGCCTGAACAGTTTGTTTCTGTCGCGCAGACCGCTATTAAAACCGGCTATGACCCCATTATTAACGCACTGTCACAGCTTTGGAGCCGGTCAATTTACGCAGTGCGCGACTATACTAGCCCTCTTACTAGTCTTGAAATGGATTTGCCGCGATACGGCAATGCACTGCGCAAGATGAGTCCCATTGCTGCCAAGATGCAGGACGATCAGCGTTTTATGTGGCCTGTCGCATATGATGCAACAGGTCACGACACTAACGCACTTGGTAATGGTGAAAGCGTGGATATGTACAAGATCAGTAAACAGGAAGTTTTGCAAACTAACTTTTACGGTACCGCAGTATACCAGCAGCGCTACACCACTTTTAAGGATCAGTTCGACGTCGCAATGTCCGGCGCGGAAGAATTTATGCGTTTTAATGCAATGAACATGACGGAGCGCAACAACGATAAAGAGTCTTACCGTGAAGCTGTCGCCCGCGGCATGCAAGCAAACTTTATCGGCGCCCTTTTGGACGAAAAGCAGGCAACGCGCGTTGTCCATCTGTTGACCGAGTACAACGCAGAAAGCGGCCTTGAGCTTACCGCGCAGAGTGTCTATCAGCCCGCAAACTTTGCGCCCTTTATGCAGTGGGTTGCGGCTCGCGTTAATACTATTGCCCGCCTGATGGGCGAGCGGAGCCAGATGTATCAGACCGTCATTAACGCCAAGCCTGTTTTGCGTCACACCCGCGCGGAGAATCTGCGCGTTGCGCTGTATAGTAAAGCATATGAGCAGATGCGCACCATGGTTTTGTCTCCCACTTACCATGACGATTATCTGTCGCTTGGCAATTTTGAGAGTATCAATTTTTGGCAGAGCATCGAGACCCCCGACAGTATCGCAATCACGCCGGTATACACCGATACTACCGGCGCGGTTAAGAAAGCAACCGCCGAAGTTGAGCAGGCAGGTATTTTTGGCATCATGCACGACCGCGATGCATTGGGCTACTGCTATACCAACAAGTGGAGCGCAACCACGCCGCTGAACATTGATGGCGGCTATTGGAACACAGCAGAGCATGCAACCATCAAGACCATTCAGGATAACACCGAAAAAGCCGTTGTGTTGCTGCTTGACTAACTCTTAATAATAGCCCCGTGTCAGTTATGGCACGGGGTATTTTTGAAAGAGGTGAAAGAGCGTGAATATTACGCTATATCAATTTGCCAAAAAATTGAACAGCACAGTCCGCCCCTCTGGCACGTCAAAAGGCGTGCAAGGTCAACTTAGGGAATCTTGCAGCATGTTAGCGCCGGAAATTGGTTTTGTGTCGTTTGGTCAAACGGAAAGTCCGCACGCGTGGAACTATGCATATATTCCAGATTTTGGCAGATTTTATTTTATTGACAACTGGACATGGACGGGCGGCATATGGTATGCAAGTATGACCGTTGACCCCTTGGCAAGCTGGCGCGATGCAATCGCAAACAGTACTGAATATATTGTAAGAGCTGCAAGCGCTGTCAACCCCGATATTATAGATACCACATACCCAACATTAAGTTATGCAAGATTAGCAAGGCAGGACTTGCCCGCAATTTACACGGATAACGTGCAGGGCGGTACTTTTATTTTTGGCGTGCAAGCATCGGGCTATAATGCTTTTGGCTCTACCACCACAATGGCGTGCAAGGCAGATAGTTTCAAAAAGTTAATGACTAAATTACTATCAGATACCGACTATCTTAATATAGACCCTAACGAGATTAGCGGCAATCTTGCAAAAGCGCTGTTTAATCCTATACAGTATTTTAGTTTTGCATATTGGTTGCCGTTTGGGGCAAGTTTTCCCGATGCATCGGCTGTTGAGAGTGTGCCGGTTGGCTGGTGGAGATTAGATGTCGGCGGCAAATTTTGGATACTTGACCAAAATAACGATAGCTTAAAATATCGTTTTAACGTTGCAATCCCCAAAAATCCGGCAGCAGATAGCAAACACTCCTACTTGAAAGCAACCCCATACAGCACCTATAAAATGTATATGCCCGGTTTTGGCCTGATTGACATTGACAGCAGCAGATTGTATAATGCAAATAGATTGTACGGGAGTCTTTCAATCGACCTATACACCGGCAACGCGGTTTTGGAGCTTTCCGCGCGTGACGATTATAAAGCAGCATTTCAGACCCTCACCGGCAACGTGGCGGTACAAATCCAGATCGGACAAATCACAAGCATGGTTAATACAGCAGGCGGAGTTGTGCAGGCATTCGCAGGTGGTGTAGTTGCCGGTGCGCAGTCGTTTTTCCAGCAGGCGGCAGATATTACCCGCAAGGTACACGATTGGATTAACGGTGCCGAAACTCTAGGACTTGACCAAAACGCGGCAGCAATTAGCAACGGTATCCAAAGCGGAGCGCAGCAGGCGACCGCAGAAAGTGTGTCAAAAGGCGGACAGGGCAGTGTTGTAGAGTACGGTTTTACACCGTATCTGTTAGGCAAGTTTTGGGATTTGGTCGGAGAGGCGCCGGAGCACCGCGGCTATCCGCTGTGCGAGAAACGCAAAATTAGCAGCTTGTCCGGCTATATCATGTGTTCCGACAGCGATTTTTCCGCGCCTGCAACGTCAATGGAGATCAGCGCGATCCGCGAGCATCTTAATAATGGATTTTATTTTGAATAAAGGAGTTGAGTACATGGCAAGCTATCCGCAATGTATCACCGATGAAAGCACAATCACAGTGACCGCAGCATATCCGTATTATTCGGACGGATCGCACCACGGCGGCATTGACACCAAGCATCCAACTGATTTTTTGGCGTTTGCCCCGCAGGCCGGAACGATTGTGACTGCGCACACTTGGCAAGGCGGCAAAACTGGCAATGACAGTTGGGGCAACTATATCGTGGTAGATATGGGCAACAAACGTTATTGGCTGGCTGCGCACTTTAAGGCACAGACACATAAGGTCGGAGAGGTACTCAAAGCGGGCGACTTGATCGGCACACAGGGTCAGACCGGCAATGCAACCGGTGTGCATACCCATTGGGAATATTGGGCGGGCGGTCGCTCTACTCGTTACCGTCAAGATCCATCCCGGATTTTGGGCATCCCTAACGCGGTTGGTAAGTATGATGTAACATGGAGCGCAGACAATCCGCCCGGTCCCGGCCCGGAGCCGCCCACGCCGAGTAAAAAAGCAATCCCGGTATGGCTATTGCTTAAAATGGCAAGGGGGTGCAAATAATGCAGGCCGCGCCTTATATGTACGATTACATCAACGCAGAAGTAAGTCAGCACAGCCCTAGCACGGTACACACCAAAAACACAGAGCTGCAACGCTTTTTTGCCCGCTACTTGCTGCAAAAAGCAATGTCTGTATTTAAGTGGGACTTGCCGGAAACGTGGGACAGAGACTATTTTTTGTATGTTTTGTACGGCATCGGCTATATTGCCGTACTCAACACTGACAAGTACGGAGTTATCCCGCAGCAGTGCGGGCTTGACGGGTACAACATCTTTTATCAGCCCAAACGTGCCCTTGTCACAAATCCCCTGCTTCGAGGTTTGCGCCAGTTGGAGATCGGCACGCAATGCACGCTTATCAAGCTGCAACCTGATTATGGCAGCGTTATGGACTTGGTGGGATTTTATGCCGATATGATGGCATTGACCGCGGAAACCGCAGGTGTAAACCTTGTCAATAGCCGTTTGTCCTATGTGTTTTTTGGTAAAAATAAAAACACGGCGGAGAGCCAGAAAAAACTGTTTGACCGTGTAGCAAGCGGTGAGCCAGCAACATTTGTTGATACCGCGTTGTATGATGTCCAGAGCGGCAACCCCTCTTGGATACCTTTTCAGCAAAATGTGGGGCAAAACTATATTGCCGGTGATGCGTTGGCAGACCTGCGCAAGTGGGAAATGATGTTTGACACGGACGTTGGTATCCCTAACGCAAACACAGACAAAAAAGAGCGCCTTATCAGCGATGAGGTCAACGCGAACAACGTGGAAGTAACCAGCAAAGCGGATCTGTGGCTGGATCAGCTGCAAAAGAGTTTTTCCCAAACTAGCAAAATGTTTGGCATCAAACTTGGCGTGGAGTGGCGCAATAAGCCGCAGATCAGCGCGGGAAGTGAGGGCGGCGAAGATGAGTAGAGCAACCTTGTCACTGTTAGGGCTGTATCAATACGACAATAGCATTTTTGATGAGCTTGTGTTGCCGGATGGCATGGACAAACAACTGTACATCAACAATCTGTTGATGGAGACAGCGGAAATGGAAGTGCTTTTTTCAAACCCCGCAACCATGCGCTCTGTCATTGGCATTTGGTCAAGCGCACATTTGGACAGTTGGGAAAAGATGTGGAACACAACAAAGCTGGAATACAACCCAATTGAAAACTATGACCGGCAAGAGGATTGGACAGACAATAACCAAACTAATAGCAATGTGCAGAGCACCGACACGGGCAAGGGTAAAAATCATAGTACCGATATTAGCAAGGCGGCTGGCTTTGACAGCGGAAACCTTGTTACCAGCGGTCAAAATGACAATGATAGCACCAATGAGAGCACACAGACCGGCAAAAGCGAGGGCAACAGCAAGGAAGAGTTAAAACACACGGGGCGAGTACACGGCAACATTGGTGTAACAACCAGTCAGCAGATGATCGAAGAGGAACGCCGTGTTGCTGATTGGAACATGTACGATTATTTGATTGATAAATTCAAACAACAGTTCTTGCTTTTGATATACTAATAGCGTATAATAATATTGAAAGGCGGTGAAATAATGTTTACTGAAAAATGGCCGTACAGCGATTTTCATAATCTTAATCTTGATTGGATTCTGGAAACGCTGAAAAACCAAAACAAAACGATTGCCGATTTTATTGTACTCAATTCGATCACTTATGCTGACCCGTTGCAATGGGATATTACACGTCAGTATCCTAAAAATTGTGTAGTGCTGGACACTAACGGCGATGGTTATTTGAGTGTACAACCTGTTCCGATTGGGGTTGATATTGAAAATATCAACTACTGGACTAAAATCGGCAACTTCTCCGAACTTTGGGCAAGCGTAAAATTCGCAATCACCCCGGCAGACGAAAAACTCAAAACCACGGCGAGCGCAAACCGCAATATTAACGATCTTGTATGGTTGGGTGCAGATCTGTATGTTATTATCAAACCTATGGATGCAGGCACCCGATACATTGAGGGCACCAACTGCGCTAAAACCAGCATCGCGGAACGCTTGCATTATATTCTATCTCTCGCCGTTGCAAAGTACGATGCTAGTGATACCAGTATTAGCTTTGGATTCTTTACACCCGATACTGGCGAGGTAGTAACCGGCGGAGATATCCATATTTATGATAAACCGGTCGAAACTATTAAAATTGTCGGTAAATAAGAAAGTGAGGTAATAATATGGCTGCACAGTATGTTAGTAAATTTAATCTTGGTGGCGAAGATATTGAGGTAAAGGACATCACAGCTCGTACTACTGCAAGCACGGCGAGCACAAACGCAACTAATGCTCTTAATAAAGTAACGGAGCTGGAAAAACTGTCGCGTGTAGAAGTGGCATACACCGCCGCAACCGAAACTATCAGCATTACTACTGGCACTCATGATATCACCTAATAAGGGGGTGTAATAATGCCATACGTTGACAAATTCAAAATTGACAGCGAGATATACATCGTAAAAGACACAGATGGCCGCAACAATACGGAAAAAAAGCTTGATAAAGCTACTAATGGTAATGCAAGCGCAACCAGCACTGGCGCGTTTACTATCGAAGCCGGCACCACTCTAACCTTGCGGGCAAACAACAAAACCGTTATGACCGCACAGAGCAACGGCAACAGTCAGTTCGGCAACGCCAGCGCTGAAACCGTCATTGCAGGCACATCTTTGGGTTTATCGACTGCTGCTGTTGAAGGTTTTTCCGAAGATTTTGACGCATTCCCCTTTAACGATAAAAACGGTGAGGCTCATAAATTTGCGGTGCTCAAAAACGGTGCCAAAATTGTTAAACCCTCGCCGCGTTCGATCGAAGAGTTTCAAACCCTAAAAAAGGACGGCACCGACGATATAACCGCAACGCTGAACACATACACCAAACAATTTCCGCTGTTCATTCCAATGGGCACATATAAGATCAGCGCACCGGTGCAGCTTAAGCATAGCTTGTATGGCGCGGCATCCTCGCGAGATCCCGCTCGCGGAACCAGCGACACCATTTTGCAGTATACCGACAACCCAACGGCGTTTGGCAGTCGTGGCGTTATTACGGTATCGGGCGACGATGTGACAGGCAACATTGTGATTGCAAATCTTGACATTATTTGCAACGGCATGATCGGTGGCATCGTATTTACCACCAACAAATACACCGACAATTACATCTATAATGTAAGTATCGGCGGGGTCAAATCTTATGGCGTGTATTTGCAACCTACTGTTAGCACGTTAAACCGCTACTGCTATATGGATAACATTTCGGTATGGGGATTCAGTGACGTACACCCAACAGAGCGTGTAACCGGTAACACGGCTTTCTATTGGGGTGACCGTGCGCCCGATTGCATTTGCAATAACCTGCTTGCAATGGTATGCCAGACCGGATTTGACTGTCGGACTAATGTGATTGGTTGCAACTGGATTACTTATCATGGCATTCCGGCAGGCGGCGCCGGAGGCGTGGGGGCAGACACATGGTGGGATAATACCAACGGACTTAAAATCACTAACAATGACGTACACATCACTAACCTGTATCTGGATACTTGCCGCAGGGGCATTGTATTTGACGGGCCCGGAAAGGCTGCCGCATACATCAACAACCTGATTTACACGATCGATGACAACACGGCAACCACCGGAGAGGGCTTCGCAGCAATTGCAGTGATTGGCACAAGCCCTAGCCCGCAGTTGACGGTTGACGGCGGTGTAATTAACCGCAGCGCCAAAGTATCTACTACAATACAGAGCATCGGGCAATATCCCGTCACTGCCATGGTGTGCAAAATCAATAATGCATATATCTACACCAAGCGAGAGTATATTTTTACCGGCAATAGCCAGTATATTTGCAAGGCTGGCGAACATCGGTGTATTGACCTTGCAATCACAGATCAGATGCAGTACACCATTGCGGGGCAATCAGAGGTTGGGGATCCAGAGCAGTACAAGGCTTTTGCTTATATGCCGATTCCGACCGGTGGCATCAGCTCACAGGGGTGCATCCGTATCTCTGATATCAATGATGTGGATTGCACCATTTATATTTCCAATAACCCCACAACCGGCGGCTTGTTTGCAATCAGTGCGGTTGATAACCGCAAACTTAATCTGTCGATTTATAACGTGACACCCGGAGCAGGCAAGACAGTTACATGGGATGTTGTCAGCGACATTGACCGGCTGTATTATGCCAATGACGGCAATGCTATTATCCTGTATTGCAAGCGCCCTGCATCCTATGCGTACACGGTGCAGGTATCCGGCTTTCAGCCGGGAAATTCGCCGATAATGCTTGACCGGATCCGCAACATGGACGGCACGCCCATGGATTTCCCGCGGTGGAATAATCATGACGGCATGACTGCTATCAAGATTTTGCGGCCTAACATCTCTTAACAGCAACAGCCCCTGCCAATACGGCAGGGGCTGTTTTTATTTTTTACTGCCCTCACGGAAATATTTGTCTAACAGTACTTCACAAATTGGGCTTTCAAAGCAGATTGTATTTGACAGGTAGTAACTAATGCGCAGCCATACAAAATTGTTATTAAACAATTTAAGGTCGCGTTCCGCGGCGGTGTACCGAGGGCAAGCACCGCTTGAATGAGTAGTGCAATAGTATGTGTCTTTTGACTTATGTTTATAGATTGTCAACTCACCTACATTTACAATAGGTTTATACTCAATAAGACGTTTGGAGCCTATGTTACTATATGCCTGCCCAAAATCGTTACTAATTGCCATTTTGTAAAAGGCGCTGTTTTTAGTCATACGATATAGTGCGGTATCCGTTTTTAATTTGCTGATGGGCGAATTAAAAAGCATCACAATTGCACAGTTTTTATCTTTAAGAATCCGCACTTCTTGTTTTTTATCCTGCATGGTTTGCGCAATATTGACCAACTCCAAATCCATAAAAATAGGATTTGCGATATTATTCGAGTTTGCAAGACAAATCATTTTTAATGCCGGCTTGCCTTTTAATTCCCGGTTGCGGTTAATCGTTTCATACGCATTATAAAATGCGCCCGCTTCTCCTTTTATCGGACGTTCATGGTTTTCACCAATAAATTCATCAAAAATAGTGATTTTTACTTCTTCGATATTAAAACCACGCAGGTTGGCAACCGTGGACAGCGCACAGGTAAAGCCAAGTGGCTCTCCTGTTTCGGGCTTGCCGTCCTCATCACAATTATAAAGAGCGCAGCAGCCTTTTGCAATCGGCAAAGGCTGGATGTTGCACCCATAGTCCTCATTGATTGGTTTGAATGGACTGAAAAAAGGATTTGTTACCATATCCAGCTGTGTTTGTGTCCGGCGCATGTAAGTATATAGCATGTTGTGCTCTTTAAGCCATGCAAGCGCACCATAGGTTTTACCTGTGGCACGTCCGCCAACGACATAAATAAAATCAACTGGCAAATTGACAATATAATCAAAATTTAAGTATCCGCTATCAAGATACAGTTTTTGCTTTTGCATATTAACCTACTTTCATATTTCAAAAGGGCGGCGGTTTCAAGCCGCCGCCCTTTTGTTGGGGAGGAATTATGTCAAGAATGGAAATGTTTAGTTCATTTTGCAGCCAATGAAGTGTCTACCGTTTTTGCTTTCGCCGCCGATGACCTCAATGTCAACATTGGTCAGGTCAGCACCGTACTGGTCAACCATTTCAACAATCGCGGTAAAATCGCGTTTGAAAGTATCGGAAATAGTGCTGAAAGTATCGCCCTCGTTCGTGAGAACTGCAAGAATCTCCTGCTCTTCACCTTTGGCGTTTACATCCTCATACAGGGCATAAGCTTCAACGTTAAAAGTTGCACCTTCCAACGTTTTCATGTTGCGGCTTTCGGGGGTGCAGGTCAGGTTGTAAGCCTGTTTCAGGGTCAGATTTTCGGGAAAGCTCTTTGTGATTTTCATGATTGTTTACTCCTTTGTTCGTGTGTTTATGTTTTGTAGCTTCTTGCTACAATTATATGATACCGCTGTATTGACCTAATGTCAATATCCATTTTCAAAATATTCATCCAGTCTGCCAATTCCTTTTCGGGTGTAGTCGCAGCGCAAAAGCAAGTCCATATATTCCGCAGTTATTCCTAGTTTATAGGTGCTTTCGCGGATAACAACGTTTGATGTAATTGGCAATGTGTGACCGTCTATTGTAATGCTGTCCATCTCTGGACTATCATTGTATATGGATTCTGTGCCGCCTGCGTCACGAAAAACAAAACCGGGCTTAAATGCATCAATACCGCCGCAGCGTTCCAGCTCTTTTGCGCCCTCTTTTTTATTTACACCGGCAATTGTGCAGCACAGTGGGCTTTCCTGCGTTTCGCGGTAACAATATTTTTTCGCGCCCAACGTGGCAAATTCGCACATATCATGTTCAGGTTCAAACACGCCCATATAATGCATTTTACCGGACGGGTCTGCTGCATAAGCACCGGAAGTTTTACTGTCTTTGATTCTTGCTTTGTTGTATTTTGTCCAGTCAATGTTGCCCAAATATTTTACGGAATCAGTATCACAATAGACAAAGCCATCCCCTGCAAGCTCTATTCCCTCTTCAAGTCGATAACGCGCATTTGCAGTTACCCAAACGCCCCATTGATAGCACAAAAAGGCATTGCGCAGATTTTGCGACAAAATATTTTCGATTGGCGTTTTTTCATCAATCTCAAATTCTTCCTCCGGAGTGTATAATATAGAGCGTTTGCCCGGGTCTTGTGCCATCATGCCATATATACTATTGAGCTTGTTTTTGCTTTTCATGTAGTACAGTTCTTGACCTTGCACATTCTTCAAACTGGTTTTTGCGCGGTAATAATCTATTGCACATTCAATCAGTTCGCGCGGCAATTTGGCATATGTGGATTGCCAACAGTCAAATGCCCTAAAACCGCTAAACTTGTACTCTTTAAGGATAATAGCAAGGTCAACATCCGTCACGGTTGTTTCAATGTATTTTGCGCTTAATATTCGCCCGTTGTCGCGGTCGGGGTCTATAACATTTCGGCTCTTATCAATTGTTAGATATGGGCAACCCCAGCAGGGGTTGATTAACTCAACGTCTGTTAATGCAATACGCATTATCAATGCTTTGCGGTGCTTGTTGAGTTTCCGCTTGAGTCCGTCCAGTGTTATTTCGCCGATGGGTTCAAATGCCCGCATTGGGTAAAGACAATTACATAGCACATCCGGGTAACTACTGCTTCGGTCTGCGCTCTGGATTTTACCGCGCAGCACTTGACCGGTATAATAGCGATTGGCGTGGGTATTTCCGCCGCGAAATGCTTCACGCAGCATTGTGTATAATTCTGCATCGGGCTGGATTGCGCCGAGACGTTCCAGCCCTGCGCGTTTCATTGCGGCGCGTGCATCGCGGCGCACATAGCCGGTTGAGGTTAGAGGGATTGTGTACAGGTTGTCATTGTCGTGGTGCATTTCAATGGTTAGGGCTTCACACAGGCCGAGCACATCGTTTACACAATATTCTAGTTCATCATCAGACAACGGAGTCCATGGATAGCGGGGTTTATTGTAGTCAAATTTTACACCGGATAGTTTACCGTGGACAACGCCCATTTTGTGAGTGTACGCATCAAGGCTCATATTGCTATGCAAATAGCTGCAACGGAATTCAAAAAAATCATCATACATCGTGCATTTCAGGACTTTACGGCAATCAACTGCAAAAATCTCATCATTTGTAAAATGGTAAATTCCCCGCAAAAACTGAAACTCGTATGACAGATTATGGACATAAACACAAAGTTGCAAATGGTAATCTTCTTGAGATTGTTCTTGCATGCAGGCTTCGAGACTAGCACACAATGCTTCAAATTCATCCCATGTTCTGCCAACAACAGTTAGATTGATAGGTTCTGCAAAATGCCATTGCCAAATATACATGACAGCTTGTTCTATCGACTTAATGCGAGTTGTTTCAATATCAAACGCTGTCACGATATCAAGCAATTTTGTCTTTTTGGTTCTTGTGATTTTCCGTTCCAACACCGGCAGCGCGGCAAACTCCTCAAGCGGGAAATCAATCACCGAACAAATGGCTTGCCCATTCTTCAAGGTCTTTACTTTCAATTTTTACCATACCCCCCTTTGTGCGAGAATATTTGTCGGGAAAGTCACGGGCAGCTTTTTCTTGCTTTTTAATAAATTTCTCAAACCATTCTTTCACTTTGGAAACTGGTATTTTGCCGGTTGTTACACTTTCAAAAAGAGTTGCTATTGGCTCAGAGTCAAAATGCATATTTTGCGCAATGGTTCGCATAGTTTCCATAAATGTAACATATGCTAAAAAATTCTGTTTTGTTACAAATTCATATCCGTTGGCATTAAGCTTTGCAATCAAGCCCTTACGTTCGCGCTTAAAACGGGCGATTGAAATATCTTCTTTCAAAAACCGCTTTGCCTCGGCAAGAGCATATACAAGTTGCCACTTATTCTTAATTTGCGCAACAGGCGGTAACTTGCCATAATGCTTGACTTCTTGGAGATCCGCAAATTCTGATTTCTCAAGACGCTCTTGACGTTTGCGCACAATAGAGCGGAGCTTACTGTATTCTTTGCGCAGTTCTGCTTCGGTGTGCTTATTGAGATAGTAAGGGGTATACTCTAGGTCTTGCCACGCGTATTGCGTGGGTTTACGCTTTGCCATAATCAATACTCCTATCTTGCAGCGCAAAAGTCAGTTTCACAATCTTAGAGTCTTTTGCAAAAATATTCATATCCTCAATGGTTGCATTGCGGTATGACAGGGGCCTGGATCTAAATTCACCAGTCCACAAAGGTAGATCCCCTTTCGTTGCACTGTACACACTAACCATAATGTCGGGATTCAGGGTGTAGCACATGCGATAAAAATCCAAGGGTGTGATATTGCGTTTTTCATTGCAAATTCTTCCCTTTCTATGTCGGTATGACGTATAGCGATATGTACCCTTATGGTACAATTATAGTATAGCACAGAGATCCTTGCAGTTACATGGACTATATGCTTATGCTATGTACATTTGTATCATTCTTAAAACTAGCAAATGTTACTATGTACACCGGCACGCAATCCCCTGCCCTGCTTTCAGGTGTACATGCACCGCGGACATGTGTTCGCAGGACATGTACAAGCAACTGTTCAGAAATCTGTAAC